GAAGTTGATCCTCAGAATGCTCCACCAGGGGCGAAATAAATGGCTGAAGAGAACGCTTTCAATTTGCCCAATGGAGAGCCGATCCGGTCGGCCTGGTCGCGAGTGATTCGCAATCAGAAGGTGGCGCTGCGAAAGCTGCTTGATAATGCCCGGTTCGCAAATGCCTCGATCGTCTCCGATCCGGTGACTCGCGCTCTTCGGGTCTGGCGTGAAGACTTTGGCCAGTTTGCCGACGAGCTGGCCGGGCGCATGACACCCTACATGACGACAGTAATCACTCGCAGCGGCAACACCATTCGCACCAGGCAAGGTTTTGCCAGAGCTGACGACTGGTTTATCCGCGACTCCAGACGTGTTGAGGCCCTGAAGTCAACAGTTTTGGATCTCTGTTATGACACACTCGAATCGATCGCCGGCGAAGCTGGCCTGAAGGTCGAGCAGGTCAGGGCCAAGCTGATCGCCGGCGAAATTGACCAGGGCAAAGGCGGCTGGACCGATCTTTACACCAGTCTCGACCGGTTTTTCGACGATGGTGCTGTCTGGCGAGCGGCTCGCATTGCTCGCACCGAGGCCTCAAGGGCGGCAAACTGGGGCATTCGCGAGGCAGCCGAAGAGCTGGACGACTGCATCGGCTTCGAGTGGCTCATGGCTCCGGGCGCTTGCCAGGCCTGCCAGACTGCCGGCAAGACACTTGACGGATTACCGAAGCGGGTGGCCAAGGGTCAGCCCTTTGTGCGAAACCTCGGGCCCAAGATCACCAACCTGGGCGACGAGCTGCGTCAGCGAACTATCCCCGAAGAGTATCGCCAGATCTCTTTTCCGCCACTGCATCCGCATGATCGCTGCTCAATCCGGCCAATATTCAAGCCCTTGGACGGCTCGACAGTGCAGTTTGACAAGCCTCTGGACATGGGTGGAAAATATATTCCCAACAGCGAGGAAATTGATCCGGTCGATCTCAATCCTCCGGTTAGAAATTCAGGCACAAACCCGACCAGGCCAACAAGATCGGCTCGAATCCCTCTGATCAGGCCGGCTGCCAAGTCGGTCCAGTGGTCTGTGCCGGCAGTTGCCGTGGTGAAATGGAAATAAGGAAAAAGATTCATGAAAAATCTTGAATACAAGCAGGCCAGAACCAAGATCACCAGCTCGGGCGAGGTCAAGATTCTCGGGGCCAGCTTTCTGAATATCGATCGCGGCCGCGAGATCATTCTGCCCGGTGCTTATGCCAAGCACGTCGAAACCTTTAGCCAGCGGGGCCGGCTGCTGGTCGATCACAAGAACTCCGTCAATGCTCTGGCCGGCCATGTCACCGATTCTTACGAGTCGCAGAAAGGCCTTGTCATCACCGGCTCTTTCAGCAGCGATCAGGTCGGCCAGTGGGCCCGACAAAAGGCCATGGAAGGCACACTCAAAAGCACATCCATCGGTCATTATGTCCACGCCGAGAAAATCGCCGGCGAGGCTGAAGTCAAATCGATCTGGGCACAGCACAACTACACACCCACCACTTCAGACCTGCGCGAAGTGAAAAAGGGCCCGGTTCGTCTGCTCATCGAATGCGAGCCTGTGGAATGCTCTTTCGTGGCCGTGCCGATGAACGACGAGTCAAGAATTCTGGAGGTCAAGACCATGGCGAAAGCCGAAGAAAAGCGTGGCGCCACCTTCAACCGTGGCAATCTCGCAGCGATCAAGCAGGTTTACGCACTTGTCAAAGGCATGCTGGCCAGTGCAAAATCAAATGAAACACCGGAAAATCAGGAAGACATTCCGGCCGCGACGGAGTCGCACAGTGTTACGACAACCACCGTGAAAAATGATCGGGCCAGCCTGGCAAGGCTTCGGCTTGAACTTTTGGACCTTGAACTCAAGACCTCTGGAGGTCAATAAGATGGCTGATTTGAAGAAGGTTTTGGCTGACCTCCGGCTGGAGCAGAAGGCCAAGATGGAGCAGGCCCAGGCGATTCTGGGCAAAGAGACTGTCACGGACACCGACGAGAAGCTCGCCGGCGAACTCGTTTCCGATGCCAAGCGCATTGGCGACGAGCTGAAGAAAAAGGGCCAGCTTTTAGACGACATGCAGGCCACCCTGGAACAGATGGCAAGCTACACCTCGACCGATGCCCGTTCCAACGGTGCAGCGACCGAAAACAAGGCTACTACTCGCGGCAATCTTGGCACAGCCCAGGCGGAAGTGAATTTCCGCGAGAAAGTGGCTTATGCCTCGTGGGGCATGAAGGCACAGGACATGCCTCTCCTGCAGTCCGAGGCTTATGCGGAAGCCTTTGGCGAGTTCATGGCAGGCCGCGAACTCTCCAGCGAAACCAAGTCGATTCTCGACAAGGGTCTTGTGGGCCTGGTGAAGAATCAGCCGGAATATCTTTTCCCGCTCTACTTCCAGAAGGATCTGGTCAACGGCACAGCGGCCTCAGCCGGCTACCTGTCGCCTAATCAGTTCATTCCCCAGATCTTCGAGAAGCAGCCAGGGCCAACACCGCTCTACGAGCGAACCACCCGCATTCAGACGTCGGCCAAGGCTGTCGATATGCCGCGCTCGGCTTATTCGACAGACAACCAGTACACTTCGGCAGCTCGCGTGAGCTGGGTGAACGAACAGCCGGCAGCCACCACATTTCCGGCTTACGGTCACAAGTCCGACGACACGACCTTCGAACAGGTCAGCCTGACGGTCGGGACGGTCATGGTTTACATGGACCTGTCCGAAAACCTGCTCGAAGACTCGGTTGTCGGTGCGCTCGACTACGTCAACCGCAAGTTTTCCGAAGCCTATTCGCAGGATCGCGAATCAAAGATCCTGCTCGGCTCGGGCACCTCGGGTGTTCCCCAGGGCATTATCACCCTGGCACAGTCAGCCGAGACGATCAACCTGACTCGCGTGGCCTCAGGCACTGCCGACGACTTCGGAGCCGAAGACGTCTATGCCCTTCAGGATGCACTTCCCGAACAGTATGAATTCGGGGCCGTCTGGATTGGTCGAAAGGCCACCCGGTCCAAGATTCGGCAGTTCACCCAGGGCAATTACCCTGTGTTCTACACCGGCGTTAATAACACGATGAACGTGCTCTTGGACGCACCGTTTCTTACAACCGGCTTCATGCCACTTCGCAACGACGCCACGAACAAGATTCCGCTGCTTTACGGCAATCTGGCCGGCTACACCGTGATTGAGCGCGTGGGCTTTGGTGTTCGTCAGAACCCATACATCCGCTCGACAGCCAACACGGTTCGACTCGAAGGTCGTGGCCGTTACACCGGCAAGATGCTTGAGCCATGGTGGATGGCTTATCTTGAGTGCGAAGTTTCCTGATTTCTCCTCTCGTCGCTCGGAGCCATTCTTTCCCGGTGGCTCCGGGTTACTTTCTTCAGCTCCTCTCGGACAACTTTCATGGGCTTGATCACGGCAACCCGGGCCATCGAATTGCAGCCGACGCTCGAAGCCTTCACCATGGCCGAGATCGAGGCCACGATCAATGCTGTTTCTACTTTTGTTGAAAATTATTGCGGTCGTATTTTCTCGCAGACCACTGTTGTCGATGAAGTCATTCGAACCGATCAATTCGGCTACCACTTTCTTTCGCGGACACCGATCACTTCAGGCTCGGTCACACTCAAAACTTACGAAAATCAGACACTCGAAGCATGGATCCTAAACACGACCTCCGGCGAACTTTATTGCTCTTCGTTCCCTGATCAATACCTGAAGATTAGTTATCAAGGCGGATATGCTGCAATGCCTTCAGGAATCGAAGTCGCCACTGCGGCTTTAACATTAAGACAGCTCGAACGACTGAAGCGGCCTATCGGTTTAGCTTCTAGCAGAATAGGATCGGTCGAAACAAGTTTTGTGACTGTCGAAGGTGATCGCCTACTCGACAGTTCGATCAAGGCCCTGTTATCCCCATTTGTGAGGGTCGGTGTATGATCCTGCTCTCAAGCATGGAACATCGATTGACGATCTACTCTCGCACACCCACTCAGGGTGCTCTGGGTGAACCGGTCTTCACCTACAAGCGACTGGCACGCACAAGGGGTCTGGCGGTTCCCAAGGCTGGGCGACTGGAACAGGACACCACCGAACGCCGGCCCCAAAATTTTCAGGTTTATTCGATGGTCAGCCCGCTGATTCGGGCCGGCCTTTGGGTTAAGGTCGAAGCCAGATCCGTTACCGGATTCAAAACTCTGCTGACGGGTCAGATTCGCTCCGTCGATAATCCCAACTTCTCGAACGATCACCTTGAGCTGGTCGTGGCCGACGGGGGGGACCCCATCGATGTCTGATTACATCAAGATCAGCTCACGTCTTCGCTTCGGCAGCTTCAACAACAAGCTGGAAAAAGCGATTCGCCAGGCGAACAAAGTTTCGGCCATGGAACTTCGCGATAATGTCAAAGGTCTGCTGAATGTGCCCGGTTATCAGATTCGCCAGAAGGGCGAGCTGGGCAATGTCGGCTATGTCGTCCGTAAGGGGCGAAAGGTCGCAGCGTCAAGCGCCACCCGATTCGCTGGTGTTCGCTCGCAACTTGCTTTTAAGAAAAACGAAATTAACTACGACGTCGAGCGATCAAAGCCGGGCGAACCACCACGCCGGCAGCGAGGCCTGCTCTATAACTCGATGACCTACGAGGTCAAAGACAGCTTTCGCGGCGTGCTCACGCGCGTCGGCCCTTCGGTTCGTGCTGCCCGATATGCCCGAGCTTTAGAGCTGGGCTATGCTCCGGGCGGACTTGAACCGAGGCCCTATCTTGCACCTGCTGCGAAAGATTACCAGCCGAACTATGAAGCCCGCATTGCCCGGGCTGTTGAAGAGGCGACACGATCCGCATGAGCAAGGCCGACACACTCATTCTCTCAGCCTGGCAGTCTGTGCATCCGGCAAGTTTCGTGCTCTGGAACATGTTCACGCCCGTCCAGGAAGACGACGTGATCGCTTATCCGATCGCAGAGTTTGTACCGACCGGATACTCGGAAGATGGGCCACTTTCGGACTCTCGTGTCGAAACACACCGCTACGAGCTGCGAATCACCGACACCTCGAAGCAGCGAGTCTGGGACTATGCCCGACTGACCAAACGGGCCATGGAAACGATCGACGACAAAGACCTGGTCGAGTCGTCAGCCGAGATCGACGAATTCGCCACGCCCTTCGACGGCGGCGGCAAGCAGATTGTGTGGGAAATCAAATTGATCGTCACCCTTCAGATCTTCGTGAAAGGATAAACCATGCCAGGTGTACCAGTAACCGGAAAGGGTGGCGCCGTCACCCTGACTTCCATCGCAGGGGCAGCAAGCAACTTCACGCTTTCGCCTGAGGTAGAGTCTTACAGCTACGACAACAAGGTTGACATCGTTAAAGGCTCGCGTCTTTCAGGCTCACCTTTCAAGGCTGCCGGCGATGACGACTTTACCGGCTCAATCACCATCTATGTTGCCAAGAGCAACGCCGGCACAACCCTGCCTTTCAAGGCCGGCGACGATGCCAATCTCTCTGCCACCTTCGGCAACAACACCCTATCGGGCCAGATTTTGATCACGGCTGTCGGCAACCCCGAAGTTTCCCGAGGCAAGTTCAACACCCTCAAAATCGACTGGGAGCAGAACGACGCCAACTTCACCCACGCGCCAAAGATCGTCACAGTCTAACGCCTGGACCCGTTAAAACTTCTTCCCCGAGGCTTTATGTCCGAACCAGAACGTCAACACTTCAGCCTTCAAGACCTGACCAACGGCGGTTTCTCAATGGAGATCGCCGGCAGGTTTTACCGCTTTTCCGAGCTGCGGACCAAAGACTATGGGCGCCTGCAGGATCACATTCGACGCATTCAGCCGAAGGCGGTCGAAGTGCTTTCCTCGGTCGTCAAGGATCTGAAGCTCGCACCCGAAGACCTGACCGAGTCGATTCTGAAGGCTTACGAACGCGATATTTTCTGGCCGGTTTCGTGCGACTCGGCTCCGGGTTTGGGCATGATCCAGAACGACGAAGCAGCCCGAACCGACCTGATCAAGTTCTGTCTCGAAAAGCATCAACCGGGAATCTCTTCAGCAGAAGCCAGGGAGATCCACGAACAGATGACAGTGAAGCAGTTTTCAGCCATGGCAGTCTTTGCCGTCACTGGCAAGCTGCCTGACGAGCTGGCCAAAGAGGGAAAAGTTCAGGGGGAGACGATGAATCTCCCCACTGGCATCTGATCTTTCACGAATGCCTCAACCGGGGCCTTTTGTGGCGAGAGATTGAAGAGTTATCAATCACCCAGATTCGGGCCATTCTGGCCAAAGAGTCTGACAAGCCGGGGCGAATGTCGATCGATCGATTCGACCGGTTGATGGGAGTGGCAAGAGGTCGGCTACAAGGGGGTTAAGGCCATGGCAAAAGTCGGGAATATCTTTGTCGAGCTCGGGCTTGACTACCGAACCCTTGGCCAGGGTCTCTCCAATGCTGCCAAGCAGATTAGCAACTTCACTCGCAGCAAGTTTGCCATGCCCAGCCTTGGCGGGGTATTTCCGGGTCTGGTGGCTTTCGAGGGCCTTAAAGCAGGCCTATCCGGGGCAGCATCGCTTGTCTCGGGCATCAAGGGCTTCATGGACAATGCAGCCGATTCGGCCTCGGGGCTCAACGAAACGCTCTCGAAAACGCAAGTTCTCCTCGGCAAGAATGCCGACCAGGTGATCCGCTTCGCGAACGACATGCAGGCCAAAGGCGCAGCCTCGGCTCAGTCGGTGCTTGAGGCGGTCAGCTCAACCGTCACGGCCATGACCAACATGGGCATGGATCAGGGCCAGGCAATCTCGATTGCCCAGGAGCTGCAGAATCGTTTCACCGATTTGGCTTCGCAGGATAACGCCCGGGTTGAAGATGTGCAGGCGGCTTTTCAGTCGCTCTTGGCCGGCCAGATCGAACCGCTTCGCCAGTTCAAGATCTTCACCAATATCGAAGACCTCAAGAAATCCGGCAAGCCATTCGGCCAGGCGGCTGCCGAGGAATTCTTGCGACAGTCCGAACGAGCCAAAGGCGACTTCGGAAACACCCGTCTGTCACTTGCCAATCTGCAGAAATCGAACGAGATCCAGCGAGGCGCGATCAGCCAGCAGGTCGGCCAGTCGCTTCAGCCGGCCTATCAGGCGGCAGCATGGTTCCAAAATAACTTTCTCCGCAAGTTCTCCGAGGCGATCATGGGCCGGCTGGGTGGAGCCGGCGATGCAATTTTCAGCGGTGTTTCGGCCATTGGCAATGCGATTCTTGATAACGTGCCCACCATCGCAAATGCCTTTGTCGGTTTTGCCAATTTCCTTGGCAACACACTGGAAATAATCGGCTCGATGATCCGCTCTCCCGGTGAATATCTTCGGCTGGCACTTCTTCAGGCGGCTTACGGCGTGACCGAAGTGGCTCGAAAGATCCTGCCCAACGCATTTGAAGAGACCCGCAAAGGTCTTGCCGAAGGCATCAGCCAGGCACAAGGGGCCATTGCTGCCAACGACGCCAAGGCAGCCAAGGACAACAATGCCTTGAAAACCATGCTGGCCGAAGGATCGCAGGGCAAAGCGCCCGTTGGTGGTGCAAACCCGACTCCCAAGGTCGAACAGCCGGCCATGGCTCAGGCGACCTCGGGTCGATCGAGCAGCTTTGCGGAATACCTCAAGGGTGTTTTTGCCTCGGGCAACGATCCGCAAACCAAACAGCTTGCAGTGGCTCAGCAGATGAACGAAAAACTCGGAGTAATCGCGGGCGCTCTTGGTGCTTCGCAATCGCCCGGTACCAAGCCAATCGGCGGCGCTGCAGCCGCAATGGGGTTCTAAGATGTTTGCAGGCTGGATCTCATTACCAGGGCGCGTGCAGTATGACCTCGGGGCCGAAGATGGCACCAGCTATACCGCAAGCTGGAAGATTCCAGCCACACTGGCAAATCTGGAGATCTGCAAAAAGCTGGTTTCGAAGCGCGACCGCTTCCAGATGGTCAATTACCCTTACAAAGACAAGATCGAGCACAATTATTACCCGGATCTCACGATCTATCGCGGCAATATCAAGGGCCTTGACTCATTCAGCCAGAACACAGCCGACCCTTTGACCGACTCGACCAGTGGCTCAAACGTGCTTCAGAACGTCGGTTATTACGAAGTCACCTTCGACTGGAAGCAAAAGCCCTGGAACGCCTATAAACTGAAGCATGCCCGGATCGAGCGATCGATGGAAGGGTCTTTCGAAGAAGTACCTGGCAGTGTGCTTGAAGCCTATCCAGTCAGCGGCAGCGGCTCGGCCAAACCGCTCACCATCGGCATGCCCAAAGTTTCACGACAGCAGGAATTTCACGTCATTTACGAATGGGTTCCGGCCGACCGGGTCGATTTTGATTACCTGGAAAAACTTCAGGGAAAAATCAATAAAGACAGCTCGATGTTTGACAGAGACAAGGGCGAAGTGCTTTATGTGAATTCCGAGACGGTCGATGTGATCGATTCGCTGGGTGATCGTGGTTACAAGGTCACTCATAACTTCGTTCTGAAGCCCGAAGACTTCAATATGGTCGATATTACGGCCAACGTCACCAGCTCGACCAGGCAAAGCGCCAAGGGCTATGCGAACCTCAAAAACCTGCCCAACGGCGAGGGCTATCGGGCTTATGAATATGCCGACATGAAAAACGATGTCAAGCTGTTTTATTACGGCTGGGAGGTGTAAGCATGCTGTTTAACTTCCCCTTTACACCTGGCAAGTACTACCCGTTTTCCCGGGCTCAGATCGGCAGTCTGTTTCTCGATGCAGGCGGAATTCAGGTCTCCGATCAGGTGCACACCGAACGCACATTCACCAGCGGATTCGGTGGAGCCACGAAGATCGACGTCAAAGGCTACACTATCACCGGCAAGATCACAGCCTATATCGCCCGCTCGGGCAATGCTCCGCACACGATCTCGACCAATCTGCCGGCCAGAGGTGCAATCGTTCGGTTCCGAATCTGGACCGGTGGCTTTTACGCCGAAGGCGATGGCCTGATCACCCAGCGAGATGCCGACGTTCAACCCGGCAAGATGGCTACGCTTGAACTCTCTTTCGAATCCGATGGCATTTGGAACTCGACACCGAACGTCGTGGAGCTTTATTGATGGCCAATCGCGGCTTCAGGCCAGGTGAGCGACTCACCCGGGCCGGCCTCAATCAAAAGCTGAACGACGCCGGCAAGGGCCGAGTGCATGGTCCGCGAGTTCGCGAACGCCAGGGCAAGACCATCCTGGCTGACGAAGAGTTTATTTTCCTCAAGATTACCGAAGTCTCTTCGACCGGTCCGAAGAGATACGGCTGGAAAGAGGTCCATCACAACAAAGACACCGGCAACTGGGAAGACTCACCCAGAACCGGCACGATCGACAGCGATCCAGCCTTCGAGATCGCCGGAGCAGTGCTGACAGCCGGCAACACCGTTTACCGGGCCGAACGCTCACGAGCTTCGGGCGCTTGGATGATCCGCTCGGGTGGCGGATCAGGAAGCTTTGACGTAAAAGGCAAAGATCTTGTCGTTATGATCCTGGGCACCGAAGCGGAATACAACGACTGCCCGAACGCTCCGCCACCTTCACCTGGCTGCTGGCCGGCTTATGCCTGGGCGGCTTACAAAGTATGCGGCTACACTTACACCAAGCTTTTTGACGCACGCGATCTGGGTGTCTGGGCCATGGAGCTCAACGGCGGATCGACATCTTCATGGCGACGGTTTCATCCGTCGTTCTGGGGTTGGGATGTTTACACCGATGGCCAGCCGAATGCAGCCGACGATTGCGCCGGCGTTCGCTTTATTTCCAGCGGAGCGGGTGCCCTTTCCTGTATCTGCCCTGACTGGCTTTCCAGCCTGAAATGCCTCAAGATCTCGATTAATTACAAAACCGAAGCAGAGGTTATATGCGACAGCAATGCAGCCGTCAGGTGTAATTGCGACTCAACGTTTTGGGCAGGCTTCACTGCTGCCATGTCGGGAATTTGGGGCACCACCCAGACCTCCACACTTTGCGATGCTGGCGGATGTGTTTGGCAGGGCGAAAATGGGCCGTTTGGCCTGTCGTTTCTTTGGGAAGAGATTCCCCGCGGCGAACCCGATTGCCATTGGGGGCCAGCCACTTTCGACCCCTGCGCACCGTGCGACGGCTTCAGTCGATTCGGCCTGTCAGTTAATCGTTCCAGCGCCTCGGGTGGTGCTCCCGGCAACAACTTTTACAGCAGTTATCGAATTGATGCGCTGGCCCTGCGAGGCCTGATCGAAAACTGCTCGACCGGTCCTTTAACGATGGAATTTGTTTCACACCAAAGCAATGCCTGCCCGAATGTCATCAACTGGATCAAGATCGAATGCTGCTCCGAGCAGCAGATTAACAACTGCATTGCAGCGGAGAACCCCTGATCATGGCCTGCAATTGCTCACTCCCGGGCCAGTGCGAAAGATGGTCGAAGCGTGTTCGATGGGCTGAGATCCATTCCTGCAGGGCCGGCCAGAATCTTCATCCGGTTGAACCTCGCCAAAAACAATCGCAGATCCGCTCCGTCACTTGCCGCGACTGCATCTTTCAGGGTCTTCCCGCGATCGCTCCATCGGGCAAACAAATCGGCAGCGAGGGCTGCGGCTGTACTTCACAAAGCATACCATCCGGCGTGCTCTGGTGGTCTTGCGATC